GTTGTTGGGTATGCATTGCTTTGAGTGATAAGATATTTTGGAATTATTGTAGAAGAACCTATGGTAATTCTGATATCATCCATAGTGCCATTTAATGCACTTGAAGCTTCATCTTGATGTATCCCGAATTTCAAATAACCTAAAGCACTATAAATTACATTACTATTAGTAACTGTTATATCCGTTGTATAAGTAGTACCGCCATCTGTTGACCAACCAACTTCATACGCTGTGCCTGTAAATCTCAATCTTAATGTATATTCGATGGAAGTACTAAAATCTGATTTTGCTCCTAGAACACCACTAGCTATGTCATAAGTACTTCCATTTGATGACAAACTTAAACTAAGCTGATTACCGCTACTACGATACAAGGTAATCCCACTGACTGCATTACTTCTAAATAAATAATTTGTAGCATTTGTATTATTAAACTTAAATTTTGCTGATATACTCCAATTAGAAGTCCCTATTGTAGTAAAATCTGGATATTTTACACCAGTTCCCGAACCAACACCTACAAATTTTCCACCTGAAAAAGTAGGAGAACCTATAACTGTAACTGAATGGAGTCTATAGTTATCTGTGGCATCTGCCCGACTAAAATCAACAAAAAGGTCTTTACCAAATTGAGGAAGATTGACTGAGACAGGAGCGTTACCTTTAGTCTTTATAAAACCATTTAAACCTTCATTTATTCCAGATGTAATAGTTGTATCAGCTGATATAGTCTCGGAACTTCTATCCGCATAAGTAATAGTATAAGGTGTTGTTGTAGCAAGCACATTTACGACCGTATTGCTATTTTTTGTTATTAGTGAAGGATTACCAGAAGCATCTAAAGCACCATAATTTAAACAAACTAGAGTATTTGGTATATTTGATAATTGTAAAAAATTAGCTTCCAATAATTCAAAATTATCTGTCGATAAGTTATAGACTAAATCATAATGATATCCAGTTTTAATATCCCCAGAAGACAAATCAGCAGAATAACCAGATTTTTTAATATTTTTAACGCCTATACCTGCCACGTTTACAGTTGCAGCAGTTGTATTATTAGCAGAAGCAATAAACCTTGCTCGTAACCCATTAAAGTAAGCTGTAGGAGCTTGAAAAGGACTTACCACAGTTAGAGTTATAGCATTGGCAGTACCGCCCACAGTATAGAAATCACCTTTAGCGACATAATTTGATATAGCTTTTGAGCATTGGTAATTATCACCAGTCGAAAGAGCTATTCCACCAGTTAAAACAATATTCTCATTTTCTTGAGAATGTGAAGTATATTCTCCGTAATAAAGGCTATCACCTAGGTTTTTTATTGGTATTGCTTGCATTTTTCACCTCAATATAATTATATCATTTTTAAAAATATCTATAATATAGTACACAATTAGCGGGTTTTATTTCATTAAAACAATATTTCAATAAGTCACTTGTAGTATCGCCAAAAACAAAATTAAAGGTCATATTAAAAATAGCTGGGGAAGGTATTCCGTAAAAGTCCACTACAATTGTATAATATGGGTTAGCTAGACTTCCCCAAATAGCTGGAACATCTCTAGCGGGTTGGACTATAACTGTGTAACCTAAAAGCGAAGCAATATATTGCCATTCCGCACAAGTATTAGCCCCATTCATAGCTTCTTTTAATAATACTTGGAATCTTCTTTGAGCTAAAGTTTTACCAGTAATAGTAAATAATCCATCGGGAAGTCCATATTGTTTTTCCCAATTAGTTATCAAATCCGATGTAGTAGCTAAATTTAATTCAGTTTTTAACCAATTTAATCTGTCTGATATGCGACTAAATTCTACTCCCATACCATTTAATAATTTTCTTAAATTGCTATCAGAAATATTCTTAGCTTTTAATTGTTCTCCATCAGGAAGGTTATCAGCTAATACTTGTGCAAAATTTGTCATAATTTTAACTCCAAGTTACATTCCCAAGCGTAGCGAGTTGTCCGCTTGTTAAAGTTATATCTACTGATGGGCTTGTTAGAGTATAACTTGCTAAGTTTAAGCCTGTATTTGCATCATAAGCATTATAAATAGCAGTTTTATATCTATCAGCTTTTATAGTAACTCCGATGTCAGCATTTTCAGAAAATAACTGATTTAGATTATCAATAATTGATTGTCTCATTGCTGCCGTGTCTGGGCTTATTGCAGTAAATGCAAATGCGGTAGATACAGGAGTCGGAGCATAAATAAATAAATCACTTGTGCTATCATTTGCACTTAATAATGTACTTATAGCAGTTTTAACTGTGACTATTTCAGGAGCAGTAGGGATAATATTTGCATCATTCCCACGGATAAAATATACCGTACATTGTCCTACAGCTGGAGTTATAGGATATACCCAAACTTTAGTAACTCCGCTTATACTTTTAGCCGTAGCTGTAATATTAGCCACGTTATAATTTGTTATAGGACTTGTATAAGCTAAATGAACTCTATCTCTCCACGAATAGAAATCTTCTATATCTGTACCACCAGTTATACCAGAATATTGAACATAGGATGTACTATTTACGCCAGCAATATTATTTACTAAACTTACAGTATCACCACTATTAAGATTTTGAGTCGAGCCAGTACTATTTGACTGTATTTCTATATTAGCAATGTTACAAGTTGCTGTGATAGTTCCTGTAGCTGGAGTTGCAGGAGACCCTGAGACAGTATAAGTAAATGACGTTAACCCAGTTGATAAAATTGTAAAAGTTCCATTATATTCAGCTTGACCAGCTCCACTCATTATGATGCTCATACCTGTAGCGAATGGATGAGTACTCAAAGTTGTGACGGTAGCAGTCGAGCTACTTCTTGTTATTGTCACAGTTATAGCATTAGATATTATTGTTGCGTCAGCTTTTGACGTATAAATATTTCCATTAATTGAAAACTGAGTACCGAGCGGGATAATAGTTGACAAAGTGCCAATAGCACTTATGTATCCATCCGAGATACTAGGCTGATTTTGGGGTATGTTTTTCATTATAGAAAACGGCAATAAATCATCTTCCGTCTGTACGCTTTGAACAAAACTATTAGGAATTACATTGTAAATTATTTCTTTATTAAAATTATCTGAAATACTTGCTTCTGCTACAACTAATCCATTAATAAGTTGATTTTTATTATTAGGATTGGCGAATCCAGTGGCAAGTTTAAAATCATTTCTTATTCTTGAAATAATATCATTTAGTGAATCGTAAATGCTCATTTTTTACCTTTATACTTTATATATTGAATTATCCCACGCATTATATTGATAATTTGTTTCTAACCCTGAAAATCTTACAAGAGTTATATTTATAACCATTATATCATTATTTTGCGATGTACTTACTATGATATTCTGCAATAATCCGTCATCAATCATAAACTGCAAAGCACTTTTAACATAATTAATAGCTCTGTTTCTTGATGCTACAGTCAATCGGGCTTGAGATAATAACCAAAGCTTAGAACCATTTATTGAGTTCGTATCGATATCAACTAACATCCCACGCCTCCGAGATGAGTCCGACATCTCGCTAGACGTAACTCGTGCGTCTGTACCCAAAGCCATAGCTAAAGTTGTATCATAACTATCATCAGATATTAATTCGCCGTTATAATCGTATTCTATGTCGGCGTATGGTTTTGTAGTTTTTAATATTTTTATATCAATCATTTTACACCTATGTCGTTATATCTGTAATTAATCCTAAAGCAACTAATTGAGCTATTAGAGAGGCTAAAGCTGTACTGCTCCCTTTAATTCCTGCTACAGTTGGCTTAACTATTGGGTCAGCATTAAAAAATCCCACCTTTGTGCCTGTATGCTTTAAGTTATCAATATTCACCGTATTAGTTGGTGAAGTTATAAGAATACTACCATCAGCTTGACAGTAAACTTTAGCACCTGTGGATAAGTTTATTTGCATTGTCTCACCATTAGCAAGTGTCTTAGGCTGATTATTTACATCGTTAGCTATCCCTACTACATTTTCAGCTTGTCCGTTTACTTGCATCTCAACAACTTGACACCCATTTGTCGGACTCGAATAAAATCCATACTGAGATATTAGTTCAATGTCTTTAATGTCATCGTAGCATTGCACTTGAGCTTGTTGTACATTTTGAGTATTATCAGTTTTTATCAAAAAAGATTTTTTTATCATTTTTTCAACTTGTCCAATTCTTCTTTAATAATTTTCTTATCGAGTGCGATAGCTTTTCCAGCCAAGTATTTTGCGTTTTTAGTATTTTCGCTTTTATAAGTAGCTTTTTTAAACTTCTTATTTGTTTGAGCTATTTGATTTGTTCGTTCTTCGACGTTATCCATATTTGCATTTAACGAGATAGCATCTTTAGTAACTAACTCCATATTAACATATGACCCATCAGTACCGATATTGTATGAGCAAGATTTTATCAATAACCAACTATCGATAAAATTGTCTTCATCTTTTACATATACAAGCTGATTATTTTGCCATATTTTACCGTTTGATTGAAATAGTCCATTGAGCGTACAAGAATAAGTTAATGAGTTGGCACGTCTCAAATTAACTTCTAATTGTGCCATTTCAGCCAAAATTATACTATTACAAGAATTATCAGCTTTTTTAATAAATATTCTAGATTTTCTTATCTCATTATCGTAAGCTATTCCTTTGCCTGAAATACTAGCAAGTGTAAACTTTGCCTTATCAGCTTTTTTATTTTCCTGAGATATTACAACATATTTATAATATCTAGCAGAATCGTCATATTCAGCGCTTGAAGTTACTATGTTATTTTCTTGATTAGTATCATTTAATTTGTTTATTAAGCTATCGTGAGCTTTTATATCCCCTGTCCGAGTAATAATAAGTTTACTATCAAGGTCGGATGTAACTATTACGCTCTTTTTTTGAGAATACTGGTTAATCAAATCCCAAGCATTTTGGTCAGGCTCTGAGGCTATAGCATCCTTGTTAGTAAATGATGTTAATCCGCTTACTTTATTAATTATAGTATTATCAATATCCAAAGAATCTAAGATTTTTTGTATTAAAGTTTCTAATTTGATACCACCTGAAATATTAATCCCTGATATGTTACTATCAACTATATCAGCATTTATACATCTTCCAGCCACAGTAAATGACTTGCCGTCACTTGATACATCGGGGGAGCATTTTTCGATATATCCCCTCATTAAAGAATAATCTTTAGCCTTGATAGTTATTTCTTGACCTCTAAATAATGGGAAGTTTTCATTTCCTAAAGTCTGTAAAGAAAATGAATGACAAACCTCGCTCATATCAGTATCGATAGTTATATTTATAAATTCTGTATATTCAACATCATTTATTAGAACTTTTATGTCATTAGCCATAAATATAGAAATCTCCTATAATATCGCAAGGAGTTTGAACATTGTTAAGGATAATAAGATTATCAACATTATCCAAGTTTCCATAATATTTATAACAAATAGTGTTAATATTTGTGGACTTAGTTAAATTTATTTTAATTATATTAGGAGTTATTGGAACTTTAGCATCAAATATTTGATTGACGGCTATTTTAGTTTGTTTCAAATAATCAAAAATATCCTCAGTTATAAGACCTGAGGTAAATGCTGGACTAGCTACTATAGCATCGTATTGAGCATTTAGAGTATCCTTATAAGATTGCAATTGGTCATTATTTTGAAAATCAATGTCAGATATGGACGTACTTGCATAATTGTACGCACTTATTTGAACTTGATTATTCACAGCAAGATTATTATTATATCTTTCTTGCTTGCTCAATGTATTTGCAACTACAATTACATCATCATTGCCAAAATTAAAGAATGATTTGAATAAACTAAATCTATCAAAGGGATTAGCAATATTCAAATTTGCACTATTCATAATGGTTAAAAGTCCACCTGCCAAAGTAGAAGGCTGTAAAAGGAATGATGATATTCCAACTTCAAACTCATTAAGGTCTAAAGCAAAACTACTTGCCTTATCGACATATTTTTTAGCAGTATTCATTATAGTTTGAAATTTACCTATCTTATCTTTTAAGATAGCAAAGTTAGTGGAGTTAGTTAATTTTAATAGACCTTGAGCTAATCCAGCAACCACAATATTATGGCTACTTGCTAATCCGAGTAAAGTTTTATTCGCATCGGATATAGGTAGAGGGTTAACGTCCATTTTGACATTTTCTTCGTAGAAAGTTACTGAAAAAGAAGTAACTCCACTGTTTTCAAGCGGGTCTTCTGATATTCCAATTTCTTCGAAAACTTTTACAGTTCTTTCGCCAAAAGTAGGATGAATTAATATCCCAGCACCTTCTTGATTAAGAGCTTTAATGAGAGCATTTTTATTGTCAAAATTACCTGTATCATAAGTATTCATAGTTATTTTGAACTTATAAAGTTCAATGCCCATTTCTTCGACAACACGTTTAGTAGAGTTAGGAAAATTCCACTCCTTAGTTTTCTTTGGAATAGTCGTATCTAATCCAGTGGATATATAAAATTTTACTCCCCGAAAACTTCCTTGTTGTATTTGAGTATTAGCCATTGTTTAACCTCACTTCCATACTGAATGAGGTTTTAAAGCATTTGAACCTCTCGGGCTTACTGAAGATTTTTTAGCAGTTACAGCCACATTACTAACCGATGTATTAGCATCACTTTTGACATTCAAATCAATTTGATGGCTTGTATCTACTTTAATTTTAGTATTAGCCTCTAACTCTTTGATTTCTTTAGTTGTAAATACTGCATTTATACCGCTAAGTTTTGCAATAGCATTTACAGCTTTCATAGCTAGTATTGCAACGGCACTTAATATAGCTTTTGCTACTTTAAAATGCCATATAAATTTCAATATGCCTCCCAGAGGGAATAAAGTTACAGAATAAGCTAAAAGCGCTATTGCTTTAATAACTTGCCATACTATATAAAGCGCTAATTTAAAAACCCCATAAAATATAACTCCTAATGATTGAATTAATTTTCTTACCCAACCTACTTTTAAATATAAAAAAGTTAAAACTCCAATAACCGCAGCGATAGCAGCCCCCATTAATGCAAATGGAAGTGCAACTGGGGCTGTAAGAAATCCTATTGCCATAGCAAGAGAGCCTATTGCTTGAGTCATTAGACCCAATAGTAATATAATAGGGGGAATTACTATCCCTAATATAATCAATGTGCCATAAAAACGCTTCTGACCGTCCGTCATCGCTCTCATCTTATCGGTAAGAGTAATAAGGTGCATAGCCCACTTTTTTAATAATGGAAGATAAGCAGCTCCGATAGAACCTAAAGTTAAATTGATATTATCAAGTAAAGTTGACATTAAACCATTAAAAGTTCGAGATTGTTTAATTAAACCCTGATAATATAATCCCCCTTTTTTAGTCAAGTTTTCAAGAGCAGCATTGAATATTTTAGATGAGATTAGTCCTTTTTTTGCCATAATAAATACATCACCTGATGTAACTTTTAGCATTTTAGATAACATCGCAACGATAGGAATACCCCTGCGGGTCATCTGCCCTATTTCTTTAGCTTGTAATTTACCCAAAGCCATAGCCTTACCATAGATTTGAGCCATATCTTTAATCGGAATACCTACAGAAGCAGAAATATTCCCGAGCATTTGAAGTTTAGGTACAATCTCATTAATAGAAAATCCAAAAGCCAATAATACTTTTGTTGATTGAGCCACTTCAGGTATTCTAAAAGGAGTTTTGGCAGTAAAATTAATCAAATCCTTCATTAATGCTTTAGCTTTTACTTGACTCTTTAGCATAATTTCAAACGAGACTTGATACTGTTCAAGCTGCGCCGCCGTCTTTATAGCCTGAAATCCGAGAGCCGCCATCGGTAATGTAATACCAACAACTAAAGAACGTCCCACATTAGTGATAGAAGCTCCCATACGTCGCATATTAT